TAGATAATAGACTTTTACTTGTAGCAGTATTAATATCACTAGCGATATTAGAACTAGTAAATGTGGAGTTAGCAGTAGTTGAACCATTTAATTTACCACTCTCTGAAACTAAATACATGCCAGTTAAATTAACAAAATTAAGAAAACCATTCTGTCCGAATGTGTTATTTTCTGAATGAGAAGTAATATCTTCTGTATCTATTTCTAATCTAACAAGTTGTTTACCATTAGGCGAATTCAACCAATTACCTGTAGATGATTGATAGGTTTCCATCATCATAAATTTTAATTTATTCAATGATGAATATGCCTTATGGGTAACTTTAGTAGAAGAAGCATTAGTTATATCAAAAGTAGAACTATACCTACCTAAAGAAATATCTGTAGCATCATCCCTACCTATATTCGATAAGTCTGTAGAAAAACCACCCATATTTGATAGTGAAATTCTTGTATTCAATTTGGGGTCAACAAGTCCAGAGATTTTATTTTTATGTCCTGTATCTGGATGGAAATAATAAAAACTTCTAGGTAAAGCGTCTAATGTTCCGTAAGTAAGGTGAGGATTCTCATCAGCATCTTGTAAATCATTATCAGTTGCGCTATTCATTGATAGAACTAATACAGGATATACACCATAAGTTGCTGCTCTACTAAATCTACCTTTATTTACGCCCCAATTAACCGTATTAGAAATAGTAGAAGTATTACTACCAAGATATAATCCTTCATTAGCATCTGCAATTGTCATGATACCTCCATTAGCATCAACTGAAGCCACTCTAAATACAGCCCCACTCATAATATAATTAGCACCGCTTCCAATATCTGTTTTAGAATTAGAAGTATCTGAAGCAATAGAAACAATATCATTTACTTGGTAATTAATACCCGCTTCTGATATACTTATTGAACTATATCCGCCCTTTCTTATTGTAATATTACCACTTGAAATTGTACCTAAAGTAATATGAGAACCAGCAGCCGCATTTGTTAAAGTGGTTGCTAATTTAAAATTATCATTATCTGTTTTTATAACGAAATATCCTTGTCCACTAGTTAGATTTGCTACTCCTCCAGTAGTCTCAACGAATTGAATAGCATCTAGTGTAACTAAACCATGTCCAGTGGAAGTAAAAGTTGTTGAAGAAATATTACCATGTGCAATTGTTAAGGCTGCATTGATACTAACATCAAATTCAGCACCAATTCCATATGAAGGGTATGTGGTAGTGCTGATTATACTTCTAGTGCTAGCGGCATTACTAGTGTTACCATCCCAAGTTCTAACCCCTAATACTTCATGTGTAACTTGTGATTGATTGGTCCCTGCATTACTATATGCAGGAGTTAAAAAGTCAATTTTTGTTCCATCTACTATTGGTAAATATTCGCCCATCACTTTGAATATTTGATTACCTGAACCTGTACCTGTCAAATTTATTGCTGTGCCATTTACAGCATTTTCATAACTGGTTGCTAATTGAATGGTAGTGCTACTTTTAATGATAACATAATAATACTGATGAGGGTTATTTGGTGCAGAAGCAGTAGAAGAAACAGATAATCCTCCTATTGCTGATGAAGAAGTAGAAACATATTCTACTCTTCTCCCAGTAAATCCAAGATTATGAGCATCACTAGTGCCTGTAGGATTAAAAGTTAAAGTATTTGTACTAGTATTTACATCAGAGCCACTAGCAACAGTAAAGGTATTTGAATTAAGTAATGTTTCTCCTTCTCTTCTATTAAGATATATAAAATCTCCAGATGCTATTCTCATCATTGTGTGGTCAACAGCAAATGCTGAACTAGAACTACTGTTATTGTATGCCTGCCCTTCTACTCCTGCTAAATGGCGACCATTTAATGTTCTAATTCCGTTAATAGGTATAGTTGCACCAGCCATAACAGTAAAGAAATTATTATCTAAATTAGAATATATTTTTTGATTATCATTTAAATCTTCTAAGATTAATTGTATTGTAGAAGAATATGGATATGTTGGAATACATGGTAATGTTCCACTAGTGTTCTCTCGTAATGTTCTAAACTCACTGTGTAACATTTCTTTATTATATAACATTCCTTTTCTAACTAATGATGGTTCTTGTAATAGTCTAGTTTGAGAATAAAAATTGTATAAATTAGAAACATCACCAGTCCCAATAATACTGTAATCTTTGAATCCTCTTTTACCATGAAAATTATAGTTGTTATAAGGTGTTAAAAATATATTATCTCTTGTACTCATAGAAGAATCATGATGCATTTCTAAATATTGGTGAGAAAAAGGAGACATCTTATTATAAACATCTTGAGATTTATCATTATAACCAAAATAACTACCAGTAGATATCCAGCCGAATTCAGAAATGTTAGAAGGGTTGCCGTTATCACCGTAAAGTGGAAATTCTATCCCTGCCGGACTTAAAGAAAAAGTTTGAGTCCCTGTCCCAGTCCCTGTTAGATTTATTGCGGTTCCACTCAATGCATTAGCATAAGTTGCTGCTAATTTTATTCTACTTTTATCAATTATGATAACATAATAATCAACTCCCACAGTTAATCCAGTTATAACTGCACTAGAAGTAGAAACATATGTAATTCTTGCACCAGTATGAGTAAATTCATGTGGATTACTTGTTCCTGAAGGAACTATAGTTAGAATGTCATTTGTAGTATCTACTCCTGAAGCACTAGCAACAGTATAATTTACAGTATCTGCACTTAATGAGGCAAGATAAACAGGACCAGTATAACTAGTATTATGGAAAGTACCCGATGGCCCCCCTTTATGTAATTCTACTGTACGACTAGGTGACGCTTGAAAATTCTCCATTTTACCAATTAAATCTCCAAATTTTGTAAAGGCATATTGCCCATCAATATCACCGCCACTAGCCTCTGGAGTACTATCTAAAAGTAGATATCCCATTCTTGTTGCACCATCACTATTAACAGCATAACTTGTAATTTCAAAATTTTCATATTGAGCAGCATCAATATTTTCTGGTAAATCTATTGGTTGATTAAGATGATAATTTTTAATTCTACTATTAAATAGACTATCCGTTATTTTTGGTGGGTTTTCAGCATCAACTGCGTTAAAATTAAAATCATAAGTTGCTTCAACTAATCTCATCAAACCAAATCTTTTCATTTGATTAGGATTAATAGAAGATGAACTAATATCTACTTTCTGTTGAGTTTCATCCTTATATTCATCTCTAGGGTTATTTCCTAAATATTTATCGTGAGATAATGTTCCTACTTTTTCAGACGCTTTAGATTTAAGA